GTGCATTGTTGGTTTGCCAATGGGATAGTGAGTTTCGGGAATGCTTTCGCAAAGATCCGAGGCTTTACCGCCATTGATGATTGAGGATTAAAATCTCCTTCGAGGTCCTTCTCGGAAGAAGTTGCTGCGATGGAGTCCCAAATAAACAGAAATTGCGTCTCTGAGTATTCAGTCATTAAGTCTTCAATTGTTTCTAGAACCTTCTCAACAGAAACTGCTTGGATGTACAAGAAGCCATTGTTGGTGTCAATACCCGAGTTTTCTAGAAACTTGGGATCTATAGCAGACTCAGCATCAAAGTAAACGACACAATGACCTTTCTTTTGTGCTTGAGAAGCTATTTGACATGCCATGTAAGACTTACCAGCCGAAGATAAGCCGGCGAGTTCAGTAATTTTCCCAACGGGAATTCCAGCCATCGCACCTCGGCAAGTGATAGAGTCCAACCAGCGCGAGCCAGTTGGAATCCACTCTTTGACCTCGGTAGGATTGTCTTCATTGAGATCATGAGCAATGTTCAGTCCAACTTTTTTGTTGACGAACTTCTTCATGGAACTAATATCAATCTTACCTGCTTTGGTCATTACTCTTCACCTTCTTCAGAGCCTTCTTCTGACTCCTCAGTCTCTTCTTCAGTTTCCTCTTCGGAACCTTCGAGAGCGGTGTCTTCTGCTTCTTCAGAGACTTCTTCGGTTGTCTCTTCAACATCTACTGCTGTATCTTGTTCTTCTTCTTTGTCGCCACAGGCTAAGAACATTGTCATTAATAAACTAATCATTTGTTACTCCTTCGTTTGTATTAGTAGTTTGGGTTGAAGTCGTTGTGACTTCTGCTTTAGATTCTCCAGATGTGCTAACAGTAGCATCTTTAGTAACTTCGACTGAAGCGTCTGTATTTTTTTCATCTGTTGTCTCCAAAGTTTGTGTCTCGACAACGCTAGTTGTCGTAGTTGCATCTGTTGCAACCTCTTTCTCTCCGCAAGCGAAGAGCATTAATAATAGTAACCTCATGTTACCTCCTGTTTTAAATCAATTTCTAATTTTATTTTCATTTCTAATTGTGGCATGCCAACTTTGTCAGCAAGGCCTATCTCTATTGCCTCTTTGGCATCAATGAACCAGTCAGACCGGCCCTTATCATTCAACTTCTTGTTAAACCACTTCTCTGATTTATTTGAATTTTTGGACAAGATTTTATAAATCTTATCATTCAAACGCTTTACTTCCTCAGCGCTAGCTTGAATCTCGGAGTTCTTACCCCAAGCGACAGAACTGACATCATGCACCATCAATGTTGCATCTTCAGTGATGTAACGATAGCCCTCGTCTCCACAAGAAAACAAGACAACGCCACAGCTCATAGCTTTTCCCTCTACAATCGTTGCGATTGGCAGTTCCGAGTTTCTTATTGAAGCAATCATGCTCATTAAAGAGTAGACTTGCCCGCCGTAAGAATCAATAACCACAGGAATTACTTTCTGACCTGTATTGTGTGCTTGAGCTATCTTGCCAGCAAACTCTTGGGCTGATTTTTCATCAAACTTATTAACCCTGATAATGACAGGGTTACTTCTTAACTCGACAGTTTTTATGTTACTGTCGATGTATTTTTTCCATAACATTTTATCTCCTTTGTTTGTTTAATGGCACGGGTTTCCCCGTGCCTTCCTGCGGTCTTTTCAACTGAACAGCGTTATGTCTCGAGCGAATGGGAAAACATTTTTGCTAATGATTTCAATTTCAAAGTCTTGCCAAGAAACATACTTATAGAATGTCTTTGGTTTGCGACCTTTATTTGCCATCTTAAAAACTTCGTTCCACTTTCTCATCAAGGCTGCAGCACCGTAAGTGCCATAATTATTTGAAGAGTCATACTTCAATTCTGTTACCCAATTGTTCAAATCACTCAACTTTTCGCTTGAATCTCTTACTTTGGATACAAATTCAGCCAATCTATCAATACCTGATGTGCCGGAGGGAATTCTGTTTTGAATGACATGAATAAATGCTGTCAATGCAAACAATGTAGACACAGGGATTTCATCATTATCGGGAAAACAGGTCTTAATAATATCAATTGCCTTTACGATGTTTTGACCATTGCGTGTTCCCCACTTTGTTCCCCTAGGATCGCCAGAAACCTCTTTTCCAAGAATCTTCTGTAACACTCCAATTCCTTCGACAAGTGGCGTCTCTGTGCTCTTAAAGCTGGAGTGTAAGCAAATTCCACAAGATTTAGTAATTGCAAAAGTGTCACAAGCTTTCTTATGGCGAGGACTATTGCTGTTCGCTAGGTCTTGCAAAAACTTGTCGTACTTAGAAATGGAAGCAGAATTCTTATCTTGAGTGTTGAACAGGTCTCTACTTTCTTGATATGAGGAAATGCAACGAACAATCGCTGGAACTAAAAAGATGCTGTTCATCACTGCAGCATGACATCTTCCGCCGCCATCTCGAATGATGAAAATTTGCTCATCTATAATATAGTCTACACTAATTGGTTCGAAAAGCTTCACATCAAAGTCTTTTGTCATTCCAAGGATTTTTGCGCGGCGTCCTGGTTCGTTTAGGGCATTTCTCTGACCCCAGTCTTCTCTGATTTCTGCTATTCGAATATCAAATAGTGGAAATCTATAGCTATTATGCATAACAGATTCAAACGAAGGAATGATTCTAGAAACTTTCTGCTTTGCTCTCCAGTCTAAAAATTCTTCGCTTATCTCAGGATACTCTTTCAAGTTTTCTTCGATTGTATATCGAATCTTGCGATTCGATGTCTCTTCTTTATATTGCTCAGAAACCTCTGAGGTGTATTGCTTGGTAATTACTGACATAATGACTCCTAAAGTTCAGTATAATAAATCCAGATAAACATATCTGAATGATCCACAACTCATTCAATTGGTTGTGGAAAACGTAAAATTAAAAAAGTAAAAAGCCGTTCCTTTACAGGGGGAACGGCAAAACCCTAAACAACACAGGAGTAAATTTTATTCTTCAGACATAAACGCTGCGAATGCTTTGTCTACGCTCTCACCTGTTTTCTTTTTGTATTGTTGAGTCTCATTGGAAGAGGACTCTGCTGAAGAGTCGGAGGACAGGTAACCATCCAGCAGAGTTTGAACCTCATCCGCAGTCTTTACATCAAACAACTTATCAATGTCTGGGACTGAGTCGATTAACTGTTGACAATCAGCAACATTGTCGTCACACAACACAGATGGTCGTCGACGAGGCTGAAGAGTGGTCTTTGGGAATGCACCCGGACCAGAAGCCAAAGTATAAGTTAATTTAATGTCAGTTCCTGTTTCAGAATCTGTGATGTCACCATAGTCAGGGTCCAACACGTATCCTAAAAGAGTTTCATAAGCTGTTTTACCATAAGCCCAGATTTTTACACCATCGGCTTCATGGCCTCTAACAAGAACAGGCGAGTAGTATCGCTTTCGAGCGAATAGTTTTTTGGCTTCGTTTTTAAGGTTCTGGTCATCAGATTGAGTTCCTTCACGCCAAAGTTTGGATGCGAAATCACAGATGGCACATTCACCACCGTCGTTTCGCTTGTTACAGTAAATTCCAGGGTTCTTTCCTACATTGTAGTGAAAGTGGAACTCACGGAACGGATCGCCATCCGCTGTTGGTAGAATACGAATGTTTTGGTCACCAGCACTTGGTTTCCACATTGTACTCTTGCGTCCGGAGGATTTTCCACCGTTTTTTGATTGATCGAGCTTCGCTCGCATTGCATTTAGATCTAAAGCCATAATATACTCCTATATGGTTTGTTTATTTTATTGTGTTTTATCACTAAGGTGAACAGGCTATTTTTTCATCCCGTCCCCATTTGTAATTCGTTTTTGTTATACTGTATTATAACATATTCAAAAAGGTTTGTCAAGTAAAATGTTAAAGTTTTTTTCATAATCTCAAAAAATTGCCAAAAAAAGATTTTGGCCATATTGAATTTTGAGACTAAATGCTCGAGTAGGGATTTGAACCCCACAATTCTAACGTTATAGAGCGCCTGCCCACGTTAGTTATCTGCAACCGTACAGTCGAGC